CTGGATAATGCAACCACTTAAGAATGATCATGCCGATAGATATTTGAGCAAAAAATTTTGGCTCGATGCTAGTGATCGTCTTATGTATGAAGGCAAAGCTCCAGAGTTTAATGACACCAAGGCTGCGAGAATGCCAGCCTTCTTTGAACATGCAAACACAAATCTCCCTCAATACTCTTAAGCTTCACAACGAAAGGTTAGACAAGCTACTTACAAGACTTGAGGAAAATTTTGGTTGGAAACCTATCCATCCTAAAGAAGACATCAATACGATCATGTATCGTGCTGGACAATCCAGCGTTATTGAATATATAAAATCCATCATGGAGGACGAAATTTAAAATGTGTTGGCCGAGACCTAAACCCCCAGAAATTCCACCACCATTACCACCAGCACCCCCTGCTCCCTTACCACCACCACAACCTGAACAGTTACCTGAAGCTCAAACGAAACCAGTTAACCCTAATGTTCAACAAGCTCAATCTAGACTTGGAACTAAGAAAGGTAAGAAAGGTAGTACTAAAGATTTAAGAATAGATAAAGATGCTCCATCTGCATCTGGAGCAAAACAATCAGTAAATACAGGATACCAGAATAATACTGGAGGACTTCAATAGTGAAAGCACGTGAAAGATATAATCAGCTATCGAATGCTCGTCAAATGTTCCTTGACAAAGCAGTTGAATGTTCTGAACTCACGTTGCCTTATTTAATTGATGACGATATATCATCAAGACCAAACCATAAATCATTAAAAGTACCTTGGCAATCAGTCGGAGCCAAGTGTGTGGTTACTTTGGCTGCGAAGCTTATGCTCGCAGTCTTACCACCACAGACAAGTTTCTTCAAGCTACAGGTACGTGATGACAAGTTAGGAGAAGAATTAGATCCAAAGATAAGAAGTGAATTAGACCTTTCTTTCTCCAAGATGGAGAGGATGATCATGGATTATATAGCTGCTAGTAATGATCGCGTTGCAGTACACCAAGCATTAAAACATTTAATTGTTGGTGGTAATGCCTTGATCTTTATGGGCAAAGATGGAATTAAAACTTTTCCTTTAACTAGATATGTCATTAATAGAGATGGTGATGGCAACGTTTTAGAGATAGTTACAAAGGAACTTATTAGTCGAAAGGTTTTGGACATCGAGCTACCAGAACCAAAGCCAAATACTGGCATTGACGAAAGCTCTACAACAAATGATGATGTCACTATATATACATACGTCAAGCTAGATAAATCTAGTGGCAGATGGGTATGGCATCAAGAAGCATTTGATAAAATCATTCCTGATACAAGAAGTACTGCACCTAAGAACGCCAGTCCCTGGTTGCCTTTACGGTTCAATACAGTTGATGGAGAAGACTACGGTCGTGGAAGAGTAGAAGAATTTTTAGGAGATCTTAAATCATTAGATGGTTTAAGCCAATCACTAATAGAAGGAGCAGCTGCTGCATCTAAGGTTGTCTTTTTAGTCAGCCCAAGTTCAACTACCAAACCAGCCACCATTGCAAAGGCTGGAAACGGAGCCATCGTTCAAGGTAGACCAGAAGACGTTGCAGTTATCCAAGTAGGAAAGACTGCGGATTTCTCAACTGCTGCGAACATGGCGGCAGCTATTGAGAAAAGATTGTTGGAAGCTTTCCTTGTTATGAATGTAAGGAATGCAGAAAGAGTTACAGCTGAAGAGGTACGCCTTACTCAACTAGAACTTGAACAACAACTCGGAGGAATATTCTCACTACTTGTAATTGAGTTCCTTATCCCATATCTCAATAGAACATTATTAGTTTTACAAAGATCAAATCAGATTCCAAAATTACCTAAAGATATAGTTCGTCCAACAATCGTTGCTGGAGTTAATGCTCTAGGTCGAGGACAAGATAGAGAATCACTTACTGCATTCGTAGGAACTATTGCACAAACATTAGGACCAGAAGCATTAGTGCAATACATTAATCCGCTAGAAGCTATCAAACGATTAGCTGCTGCACAAGGTATTGATGTACTTAATCTTGTTAAGACTGAGCAACAAATAGAAGAAGAACGACAAGCTGCACAAGCACAAACTGCACAACAATCTTTAGTTGATCAAGCTGGGCAAATGGCTGGTACTCCTTTGATGGACCCAAGTAAAAACCCACAATTAATGGATGAAGAACAACCACCTATGGAAGAATAATGGCAGAAACATTAACAGTTAATACTGATGATTCAACTCCCGAACTGACAAGTGAAGAGCAAGACTCTTTACAAGTCGGGGAGAAGATGGCTGAAGAGCAAGGTGAATTACTTGCTGGTAAATATAAAAATGCTGAAGATTTAGAAAAAGCATACGTAGAACTTCAAAAGAAATTAGGAGAGAAAGACGATGGCTTACAAGAAGGGCAAGAAACCGAAGAAGTAACAGACGAAACTGAAGAAGAAACTACATCTGAAAAGAGTGAAGCAGTGTCATTATTAGAATCTGCTAATGAAGAATTCTATGCTAATGATAAAAGTATATCTAAGGAGACTTTAGAAAAATTCTCTCAATTAAGTAGCCAAGAATTAGTTCAGGCTTATATAGAGATGCAGAAAAATGCTCCACAAACAGAATCAGAAGTAGATGTTACTACATCAGAGATTAATAAGATCCAGAACTCTGTAGGAGGAGAAGCTCAATACGATAAATTAATTTCATGGGCTGGAGAAAATCTTAAAGCAGATGAGATTAAAGCGTTCGATGCTTTAGTTGGTACAGGTAATGCAGCTTCTATTCAATTAGGAGTTGATGCACTTAAAGCAAAATATGATAATGCCAACGGTTATGAAGGACGCATGTTATCAGGAAAAGCAGCTGAAAATTCTGGAGATATATTTAAGAGTCAAGCACAATTAGTTAAAGCTATATCAGATCCTCGTTATGACAATGACCCTGCATACAGACAGGAGATCGTAGCAAAACTGGACCGTTCAGATATTCAATTTTAATGAAAACAAAAGACCTCGATACGCTACTTGAAAATGAGTATGCGTACGAACCACCAATACAAGTAATACCAAAACAAAAAATAATGACACCCGAAGCAGAAAGATTTAATGGTTGGGCAGCAATGCTTGGCTTCGTTGCAGGGCTAGGAGCTTATGTAACAACAGGACAAATAATTCCAGGAATATTTTAAGAGTACCGGCGACCCGAATCATATCGTAACTCGCCATACTCTTTTTTTTATTCTAAATATTTAATGAAAAATTTAATTGTACTTGCAGTAGCAGCAGTATCCTCTCCAGTTCTAGCTGGTCCTTACGTTAACGTAGAGACTAATTCTAGTTTTACTGGTTCTGACTATAAGTCAACAGCAACTGACCTACACTTAGGTTGGGAAGGAGAAGCTAAAGATCTTTCTTATTACATACAAGGTGGTAAGACACTTAACGTAGCTGATGGAGCAGATTCAACCTCCAACTGGTCTGGTAAGACAGGAGCTAGTTTCCCTGTTTCAGATAAGTTAGGTATTTATGGTGAGCTATCTTTCTCTCAAGTAGAGGATGCTGACAATAACTGGGGTACAAAATTAGGAACTAAGTTTACTTTCTAATGGCAACAATCCAACTCAGTAGAGAAGCCTCTCCTAGTAATTGGGAGAAGTTCTGCGAGTGGGTCACGAGCACCGACAACCGCCTATACCTAGGCTGGTTCGGTGTGCTTATGATACCTTGCTTACTAACAGCAACCACTTGTTTTATACTTGCCTTTATCGCAGCACCGCCTGTAGATATAGATGGCATACGTGAGCCTGTTTCCGGCTCCTTATTATATGGGAACAATATTATATCAGGAGCTGTAGTCCCAAGTTCCAACGCAATCGGAATGCACTTTTACCCGATCTGGGAAGCTGCCACATTGGACGAGTGGTTATATAACGGCGGACCATATCAACTCATTATCTTCCACTTCTTAATAGGAGTAGCAGCATATGCAGGGAGGCAATGGGAACTTTCATACAGGCTCGGAATGAGACCTTGGATATTTGTGGCATACACAGCTCCATTGTCAGCAGCCGCAGCAGTATTTCTTGTCTACCCTTTTGGGCAGGGGAGTTTCAGTGATGGTATGCCTCTTGGTATTTCTGGGACTTTCAATTTTATGTTCGTCTTCCAAGCAGAACACAATATACTTATGCATCCATTCCATATGCTCGGCGTTGCTGGGGTTTTCGGGGGTGCACTGTTTGCAGCTATGCATGGAAGTCTCGTTACTTCCTCGATCATTAAGGAAACAACAGAGGATGTCTCGCAGAACTATGGCTATAAATTTGGGCAAGACAAGGAGACGTATAACATCGTTGCAGCTCATGGCTACTTCGGTAGGTTAATTTTCCAATATGCGAGCTTTAATAATAGTCGTGCTCTTCATTTCTTCCTTGGTGTTTTCCCAGTGGTTGGCATATGGCTTACCTCCATGGGAGTCAGCACTATGGCATTCAATCTCAATGGGTTCAACTTTAACCAATCCATTGTTGATGCTAATGGAAAGGTTATCCCAACATGGGCTGATGTTTTAAACAGAGCCAACCTTGGTTTTGAAGTTATGCATGAAAGAAACGCACACAACTTCCCACTCGATTTGGCAGCTGCTGAATCCACACAAGTAGCATTAACAACACCAAAAATTGGTTGAAAAAATTCTTTTATATTTAACATTAATTACTAATTTATTTATTTGTTCCGGTGTCATTAGGCACTGGAATAATTTACCCAATAATATGACAGAGAATGTAAGACATTGGAAGCAAACTACAACAGGTAGAAAAGGCTTACCAATAACTGAAACTAAAAAATCAAAGAAATCCAAAGAGCCTAAATCTTTAGAAGAAGCTCTAACAGGAGAATAGCAGTCACGTCCGTTCATCCCTTTTGGGACGCATGACAACCTAATCATGGAACGGGGATTAGGTAAATGGAGATTACCAATGAAAGTAACCTACGTTTATCGTGGCATTGCTTACACAAAAATAGTTAAGTGAAGCTAAATTCTTTTTGGGCTGCAACCATTTCGGTTGTGGCTCTTTTTACTTTTATAGAAGGTTTACACGTTCTATATCACATGAGAGAAGAGACACCTCAGAGTCGGATCTCTTTTCAATTTGGCTTTTTGCCCTCCAAGGAGGATACCAATCAGCCGTCTAGACGGTGGGATAGACCACAATATCATTGAGTCTAACTGAGACTCGCAACTTTTTACGTACGTAG